TTATGTAATTTCATCGGTTGGTCTGAGTGGTTTATCTTTTCTAATGTAGTGTTGAGTCATTCGTTTTGATGTATGGCCAAGTTGCTTTTGAGCTTGCTCGTCGGTAGCTGTCAGTGAAATATCTGTTGCTGCTTTGGCTCGCATATCTCGCATTTGAACTTTTCCAATTTCATTTGCTAATTCAGGATAAGCACGCATCGCTTTTTCTCTGATCTCTCTAAAATGCACCGTGAGTATTTGGCGGTCTAATTTTTTTCCCCATTTGTTTGTAAATAGCCAAGTGGTTTCAGGTTGTAGGCGTTTATCTATAATTTCCTTTAACCTACCGGTAATTTCAAATCTGACTTTCTTCCCTGTCTTTTGTTGTGTGATATGTAAAATACCGTTATAAATATGTGATCGGTGGATATTGCAAATATCAATAGGACGTTGCCCAAGTAAGTAGGCTGTTTCGATAATATCTGCCATTCGCTCATCGGCAAATTCGTAGATTTTTTCGAGTATATAATCTTCGACATAGATTTCTCGGTATTTCGTTGGGAATTTTTTCACGCCTTGTGATGGGCTGGGTAGAGAAGTGTAGCCCCATTCCCTTGCGCTATTCCAAATTGTGTTAAATAATCCGACCTCAATATTCGCAACGGCAGGCGTGTCTTTTCGCCATTGCAGATATTGCTTGATATGCTGTGGTTCAATTCTTTCAAGTGGGATTGGCGGATCGCCGAAGAATTTACAGAGCCAGCCAATCGCCTGTAAATTGGATTGGCGTGTATTCTTCGCTTTCTTCGTTGGTACAATTTCCACTTCATAACGTTTTGCCACATCAATGAATAGAACGACTTCGCCCTTTTTCTGAAATTCAAAATTGAGTTTAGCAGCTTCCAATACGGCTTCATATTTGTTTGTACCGAGGGATTTTTCTTTACTGTCCGCCATTACATAGTAAAAGTATTCAACAATTTGGCCGCTTGCTCGTTTCCGTCGTCGGCAAAGTAGATTTTGTGGCAAACCGTTATTTTCTCGTTTGCGGGGTCGAGCCATACTAACTCCTTATGCTGTTCTGATAACATTTGGAATCCAATCATGTTCATTAGCAGATTCTTGTTTTTTGGTTTTTGTCCGAGAAGCATAATCTCGCCGTACAATAGGGAAGCCATTACCATTTTTCACAAACGGAATACCCATTTTGTTGAGCTGTTCAATAATCATCTTTTTCTGCTTCCGCCCAGTAAGAAACTGTAATTCTTCAAGGGCGAGAAAATCTTGATAAATATTCATAATTTACTCCATAAAAAAGCCGGATTATTTCCGGCTTGCTTTCATTTCTAAATACATTTGATAAACCGCTTCTGAATCAGCGAATTGCCGTTCAATATCTCGCTTCGCTTGATGGACTCTAACGTTCTGTTTTGAGTATTGCGTAGTTAAATCAAGTATCACATCATCAGATTTGAACAACTCAACAAGTGCGCCGATGATTTGCTTTTCTCGTTTTTCGCCGATTCCCTTAATTGCCTTTAAGCAATCAATTTCAGCGGTGTAGATTTTCATCCACGAATCAAAACCTGCATCGGTTAGTTTCTTAACGAGATGATTTTCGAGCTTTTCTGAAAGCGGATGCTGTAATAAAAAGTCATCTATTCGCTTGCCGATTTGTTGGCATTCATATCGAGTGAGATATTTTGACTTGTCGTAGATTTTCGCCCATCGATACATTCGGCTGAGTTCTTTTTCGTTGAATTGATAACCGCTAGATTTTGTTACGCAGTCAAGCTCAGGTTTTTTATCTTTAACACTAATCCAGCCGTTATTTTCTTTTTCCATTTATTTAATTCCATTAGACTTAAATTCAAAATATTTGAATGGATTATAATTTTTCATTCCCATAATAATTATGTGAACGAGATTATCTATACTTAAAATTGAGCTATTATCGCTGAGATTAAAATCAATTCCAGCATCTTTTCCAATTATTGGTTTGAGTAATTTTGTGGCTTTTGCCGCCAAATTAATATAATTCGCATTGTATGTTTTAGTTTTGTTATTGGATTCTTTTAATGGATACACCGCACACAAATTCGGGAATTTTCCTTCAATTTCTTTTCCTTGGACTGTGATACCACCTAGTGTGGCGGTTATTGCTCCTTTGTTATAAGCAACTTGCAAAGTTCTGAATTTTTCCTCTTTGCTAAAAGGTTTAATTAATAATATTTGCTTAATCAGCTCATTTGGCATAATGAATCCTTTGCGCTTCGGAAATGAAGCAAACAAATTTGGCTTAGTGGTAAATGCAACGTGTCCGTTTGTTGCTTGAATGCACCCATTTTCAAGATTAAAATAAACACCATTTAGATTTTGTCTTACGTCATTTTTTCCTGCAAATAATGATGCTGCTTTTAGGTAAAGTACATCAATATCAATTATTATCTGTTCATTCATCATTTATAAGTCCTCCTCCTTCACAAAAACACCATCAATCATACGACCTTTTCTATCCTTGATTTCTTGCCAAGCCAAAGATAAACAACTTTCTAAATTGATTTCTTTATTAATGGCCAACTTATTTAGAAAATATACTATTTCATAAAAATTAGAATAAACCTCGTTTATATTGTAAATACCATTTCTGAATATAATTAATTTAGATAAATTACCCAAAACACCGGCTAATCTCATACAAATAAATTCATTGTTCTCAGTTGAGCAATCTGAATCAACCAAAGCCTTGTCAATAAACCATCTACTAGCTTTCATTTGGCAAGCTAATATAATAGTAACCACAAGACAATCACCAATACTGTCTTTAATCACTTCGGGTTTATTCTTCGCAATACCTCCGCATAGTTCTCCGAATTCTTCCATCAGCTTGAGCATTTGCTTTTTCGGGTTTGAACCATCGATTAAGTTTCGGTCATCAGCCCATTGCTCGACTTGTTTAATCAGCTGTTGCATTTTCTTCTTCCTTATTTTTTACTTGGACTTTAAAAGTTAATTCTTTGTCGTCTTCTGTTGTTAATACTATTTTTAATTCGCCCTCGGGGAATTCGTAAGACTTAACAAACAACTTACCGCCGTAGCCTAAGGCATTTGCTATGTTAGTGGTGGCGTTCAAGATGTTCACAAAATTGTTGGCTTTTATCATTTAATGTCTCTCAAAAACAACAAAACCGCTATTTCTAGCGGTCTTCGTATGGTTTGCCTGTAATTATTTCAATGACTTTGATTACGTCATCTTTAGTTTTATAAATGCGTGCTTCTCTTAAAAATATATGATCTGATGTTTTATCTTTCCATCGCCAATCATCTATTACATACTTGCCATTTCGAGAAGCTAATGTAAAATAGTTATCGTCATTATTTAAAGGCTCTGTTAATGGTTTAGGCAGTTGTAAACTATTACTTGACAACTGTGGTTCAGGTTCTTTCCACATTGCGCACTTCTCAAGCTCATACAAAGGCACTCGACCCAACACAAACGCACCGCTTACAGCTTCCACAATATATTCATGCGTTTCTGTTTTTCGGTTGCTGTAATATATATAACAAGGTTCACCGTTGTAATTAACACATTCCCCTTTTAATGCTCTTCCTAAGTTAAATGGCTCTGGTTTATCTTGCCATAAGCCGATAACATCATCTTGACTATCGGCTACTGGATTTGAATAAAATCCGCTGCTCCTTGAAAATTTCAGGTTAAGTAATTTATTTTCCATCTGTCCTTTGCTATCAAATTGAATAAATTTCCAAGGGTAGTGATCAAGCTCTCCGTTATTACACCCTAAATATTTGACTTTTCTACCATCTCTGGTTACCCCATAAGCACCGTTCAAAATAGCCTGTTTAACCATATTAACCTCTCAATTTCTTAATCTGTTTCTCAGCCATATCTAACAAAGCAGACTGCTGCCTTGCAATCATCTCCGCTCTGTATGCTTGCTCTTTTAATGCTTTAATCTCAGCTCGTAGCTGAAAATTTTCGGCTAATGCTTTTGCTCGCTTGCGTTTTTCTTCGATAAATTCGACCGCTTGTTTGCTGTAAAGCATTTGCCAGTTTTTGAGTTGTCTACGTAACTTAAAAGGGTTAATCATAATCGACCTCCATGGTATCTCTATTTTCGTGACACCACCTCAAAAAGTGGCTCATTTCGTCTTTTCTTGTGTTAGATTCGTATCTCCGGCACAACTCGATAATTTGTTGCCGAGTGTGCGGTTCAAGAATTGCCCAGCTTGATTGGATGGCTAGGCTCGCTGGACGAAAATCAGTAGCCAAACTGCATTTAAACCACGATACGATGTAGTGTTTAAAAGTTGAGGCGGGGATATTTACTCTTGCTTCCATTGTATTTTCCATAAAAAAGACCGCTTGTTACGGCGGTCTATTGGTTAAATTCGCTCTTTAATGCCACCGAACTCATCAATTAACTTTTTCATAAAAGTTGATAATTCTTCGGCCATTAAGAAAAAATCCGCATCGAAACGTTGAGCAACATCTTCTTTCAGAATGTCGTCGTTTTTATCGCGAATATCTTCGGTAAACTTGATTTTCAAAATTGCACCCGATTCATCAATCGTACAGCTCAAATGGTTCTCCCATTCGACTGCAAGTTTTGTAACAAATTTGCCCGCTTGTAGGTGTTGTTCGATTTCGTGTGTTTCTAAATCTTGGTGCTTGCACCTTAATTGGCTAGCTGTATCAAACGATTTTAATTCAGCTTCTTCAAGTAAGTTTAGCCATTCCGGCGGAGTGCTATCAGCTACCCATTTCGTCATTACTTCACTTGGCAATAAGGCGAACGAAAGCGGAACAACCGGCAAAGAACCCAATGTTTTACGCAATAAAGCGAGCGTATCTTCCGCTCGCTTGCTTGAGCTGGAATCTACATAAATAAGCTGATTCGCCTCATCAATCCAAACGGCTGTGAACGTATCTTTGCTAAATGCGTGAATTAATAATTCTTGAGTAACGTCATCTTTAATCGCTTGCTTTTCAGTTTTCTTGAGTTTGCGCTGTTCTTTTTCTTCTAGTGCTTTAATTCTTTCTTCGGTTTTCTTTATTACAACGTGTGCCGGCAGAATTTTCTCTTCCTTGTGAGAAACAATAAGGGTATTTGAGCCTTGGCGGAAGCAAAGCGAATCACTCGCAGAGAGTGGAGCAGACCACCCGAATTTACTCATATCAGATTTGCCACACGGCGTAAAAGCAGTTTGCTTTAATTGCTCTTCTAAATTTGAAAGATCGACCGCTTGAGTTAAGCGGTATGTCATTAGATTTTTAAACCAAAACATATCTATTCCTTATCCTAAAATACGAGATTTTGCCACTTCAATAAGTAACTCATATTCTCGTTTAGTTTTTTCATCGTGTACTTGTGCTGATTTTGCTAAAAACTCATCAACCGTGCCACTAAAACAGCCTCTAGTTGCAAGCAATGAGCCGTCTTTCGATTTGTAAATCGTAAGTGTGCCGTTTTCTGTGCCTACAACTGAAAACCAGATGACAGATCTTTGCTCGCACACCTCAGCGTTGCCGTACACCTCAGCGTCGCCGTACACCTCAGCGTCGCCGTACACCTCAGCGTCGCCGTACACCTCAGCGTCGCCGTACACCTCAGCGTTGCCGTACACCCAAGCGTTGCCGTACACCCAAGCGTTGCCGTACACCCGAGCGTTGCCGTACACCCGAGCGTTGCCGTACACCTCAGCGTTGCCGTACACCTCAGCGTCGCCGTACACCCGAGCGTTGCCGTACACCTCAGCGTCGCCGTACACCCGAGCGTTGCCGTACACCTCAGCGTCGCCGTACACCCAAGCATTGCCGTACACCCAAGCGTTGCCGTTATGATCTAGATTATTTTCAGATTCGACAAAGCCTCCAAGTGAGCCAGCTACAACTAAGCCAAAATCAATTAACGCTTTGATTCTGTATAATTTCTTGCCCGACCAATGCTCAATAAATTCATCGGTTAGTTCATATTTTTTACGTTCGGTCATTATTTTGTTCCTTATAGTAAAAATCCCGCACTTGGCGGGATTGATATAAAATGCTATCAGCTACATCTCCATTAATTCAAAATCACCTTTTCTGGCTTGATAATGGTCATTTGCAGTTGCGAGTAGTTGAGGGTGGTTTGCAAGTTTCTGACGTACCGCCTGCCAATATTTTTCAACCTCGCCTTTAGATTGAGCCTTGCTTACCGCTTCAATAAATCCTTGCAGTGTTTGTTCTGGTGCTTTACCTTGTTGCTGTTGCTGTTGCTGTTGCTGTTGCTGTTGCTGTTGCTGTTGCTGTTGCTGTTGCTGTTGCTGTTGCTGTTGCTGTTGCTGTTGCTGTTGCTGTTGCTGTTGCTGTTGCTGTTGCTGTTGCTGTTGCTGTTGTTTTTCATTGGTGTTTTTAAAATCAACAGAATCAATGACATCATTCTCAACAATCTCTAATGCAGAAACATAAAGATAACGTCTCTGATACGTCTGCAACCCTCCTATGTCCTGCATTAATCTGTTTGACGTGCTTTTTTCATTTTGCATCAAGGTAGGCATAGGAGAGGTGAATTCTATTTTCTGATCGCTCTCGCCATCAAAAATAGTTAGCGTTGCCTGCTTATCCGTGAATGACACAACTCCGCACATTTTTAGCTCATTGAAAATTTTGTTTATGGCAGGCAAAAAGTCACCAAGTTCGAAATACGGCATAGGCTCTTCTTTGTAAAAACCTCTATCATCTTTCTCTTTTGTTTTTATTTTAACAAAATGATTTTTACCACTTTTTTGAAGTGGCTCTGCTTGCAGCTTTACGCGCGCTTCTGCAAGTTTAGTATAAATACTCATATTATTTCCCCTTTACCTTAATAAGGATTCATTAATCATCTATAAAATTCATTCGTTTATAGATTTGGCGGACACGCTCAACATCTTTCGCGCAGTATTCTGCGACTTCGGCAATTTTGCCGTCTTGGACGTATTGCCATACTTTTGAGCCGTCAATCTCGCCTTTTTGCTCAATGTCTAGCACTTTGCAGAGCTTATCAAGTGATACAGTACCGCCGTAACCTGCCCATTCCGTCATTGTGTCGTAGGTATTTTGGCGACTGGCGGTGTAGTAAGGTTTCACACCGTTGATGACTGAGCGCTGGAAGATAAATCGGTCGTCAAATTTTGCAATATTATGCCCAATGAATTGCGGCACAGTTTTGCACTTACTTGCTTTCTCACGTAAAAAATCGTTAAATCGAGTGAGAATATCTACTTCGCGACCTGCCGACTGCCAATCTTCACGGTAGAACAATACCGTTTCTTCATCATTAATTGCCACTCCAATTACTACAATCTCACCAAAAGCGCCATCTAGTGCCGTTTTATTGACTGCTTCGCCTTTGTTTTCCTCAAGCCATTTCGCAATAGTTTCTTCGTTCTTGTAGCTTGCAGGTGCTTTCAAGTTTTCGCATACGTATGCTTGATATTCGGTGTTTTGTGTTGGAATTGTTTCAATATCTAAGTAAATTTTCATTTTAAAAAGCCTCTTGTTCGTTGTCGTTAAACCATTCATTCCATTCTTTTTCGAATTGACCGCCATCATTTTTAATCGGTCGGTAGCAATCTGTTGGTATGTTTTTCTTTACCTTTCCAGTAAATGGATCTTCCCATTCTTGTTGTTTGTCTACATCAAGCATCATCACCACCTCTTTCAACCTTGAGTCTCTTGTAATATTCTTCCGGTGTTAGCGTATAGCACGTGTTATCCCAGTTCACAGGGTTTAATTTATTCGGTTTTGGATGATTTGACCGAATTAAGTCAAAGTCTGGTAGAGTAAATTCAACTCCTTTTAACTTGTAAGATTTCTGTCGAACACTAGTAATCGCCGAATGTAGAGGTGATACAGCTCTTGATGTCCAGATTTTTTTATCACCCTTAAACAACACTCCAAGATAACCTTTGCCAACTTTTTCAATTTCAAATCGATACATAACTAACCTCTAAACTCAATGGGAATTTGTTTTGTTGTTGGATATTTACAAACATATTCGGTGGTATAAGCTATGCCGGTTGGTCTATTTATCATCTCGCCGCCGGCTTGTTGGCAATGAACTTGCTCAAGCGTTTGCTTGCCGTCAAAGTCATTAGATTGGCAGCCGGTAACTTGTCCGCCAACAACTAGCGCAAGTGTAAGTGCGCCAAGCGCGTAACCTAAATTGCTCATAAAACACCTCTGAATAGTTTGAAAATTGTTCTAAAATCTGAATTTTGGGTAAAAAAAAGACCGCTTGTTACGGCGGTCAAAGGAGGTTTACCTATGGAAATTCGGTCGTTTTAAAGTTTCAGCCGTTCAACTTGCCATTAGAAAGTGCGCTCGGTTAAAAATTTTAAAGCACTTATTAAGTGAAAAGATAAGGAAAATCCCAAGCGCACTTTCTGATGACTGCTATCTTTATTTCGTGACCCGATAGCGAGGTCGGTGTTTAACATCTCGTTTTGTGAGCGATTTGTGATTCAATCGCTTTGATATATTCTCCGGTCGGCTATATTCGATTTCATCTGCAAATTTGCCGAATCCGTTATCACGTAGTAGCGTTAAAATTTGTTCTTCCATTGTGAGGAATTTTCGTTCTTCTTCGTCATATTCCACCTCTAAATCATACTCCGGTGGGTAGCCTAAATCGGCGTAGCTGTAAGCTCCGTTAGTGTTCATAATGTTCTCTCAGTTGTTACCATTCAAAACCGCTCTCAAGGCTTTATTTCTGTATGTTCAGCGATTCTTCTTTCGTATCGATTCCGTTTCGCAACATAGAGAGCAAAAGCGGAAAGTGGTTTTGAATGGTTGCTTGTCTCTCCAAGCTGTCACGCCTTTAGCTAACGTTTGCTGTCTGTTGCTTTCCCATTTTTTACCAACTGGAAAACAGACCAAACGGTGTGGTTCTGTCGCCCGCCCAGCTTTGCCATACTGTCGGGTGCCGCTTATATCCGTATCCGATTATCGGAATGTGATTGCTTAGAACATTGAATACCAGTGTTGCGCGTTTAGCTCTTTACACCTTGCGAGTGCACTGCCTAAACATTCATTCCCTCTATGAATGAAGCGTTGAAGTTTACTTCTTGCGGTCTAAATATTCGTTCGCATAAGCACCAAATTGTTAAAGAGCGTTGCCTTTCGGCTAGGGCAGAACCCTTATTCAAGCCCTCCGACCGAGGGCTTAGTAAAGATTCTTAGCAGAGATACATATTCCAAAGTTGTTCGGCTTTTTCAGCGTTCATTTTTTCGCTTTGGCTCCACTCAATCAGCTTACCGTTTCTAAACATTGCTCTTTCAACGACAAACTCATTTGTTTCTTCATTTTCGTATGCTTCGAAAATTTGAATAAATCCGTTGCCACGTTTCTCTTTATGTCTGCATAAAATGAAATCTTTATTGTTGAATACGCTTTGAGTGTCCATTTTGTTTCTCCGTTTTGCTGTACTGCGTTGATGGGTGTATAATACAATAAGTATTTTTATAGTCAATACAAAATGTATTTATACAATGAAATAAAAATACAATATGTATTTAAAACTTTGATTTTAAAGGAAATAAATTTTTGGTGAATTGATTCGATTGATTATTTTTTAATCACTTTATGCGAGATTTTGAGAATTTTTGCGATCTAGATCGAAGAGATTAGCTGCTGTTTTTGACCGAAATGTGGATTTCTCTATCATAATGACAAAGCAATTAGGAGGATTTATGGATGTGTCAAAAGATGATGTTTTAATCGAGCTAAGTAATCTTATTGGGAAAGATAAGGCAGTATTGTTATTGTTGCTTCAAGCACTAGAAGAAGGTTGCGGAGAGTTGATCTCCTTAGCTCATCAAGAGATAGATATTGTTGAGTGATGGATGTCAGTGAAATTGATTTCGTCGAGATAAAAGAAAACCGCCACGAGGGCGGTTTTTTCTTAGTAATTATTTATTGGCTTTACTTTGTTGTAAAAGGAGGTCGAACATTTTGTCGAATTTATTATCAAGTTTATCAAATTTATTGTTTAAAACATCGATTTTCTCTTCGACAACATCAAGTCTTGATTCAACTTTACCAATTCTAATATCTAGTTTGTGTATTTTGTCTTCTACCTGTTGGAAGCGTTGATCCACCTGTTGAAATCGTTGATCCACCTGTTGAAATCGTTGGTCCACCTGTTGAAATCGTTGGTCCACCTGTTGAAAACGTAGGTCTACTTGTTCAAATTTTTTATCAATATTAAAAAATTTGCCCTCATATCGAGTGTCAAGCGCCCATGCACCGGCGATTATAACAAAAAGCCCAGTTAGACAAGCTGCATAGAATTTTCCGGTCGTCAAATAGTTAGATTCGATAACGCTTACTTTGTTTGTCAATGTTTGGCAAGAGGATTCTACGTTTTTTAATCGTTGATAATAGTCCATTTCATTATCTCCTTGAATATTATTGGTGCTATTATCGCCATTTACGCCATTACTTGCAAATTTAGACATATAACTTAACATCATTACGTCTTTTGGGTCGAGGATGATTTTATTGTGCTGATGATTCATTTCGACGAACCTCATCTAAAATTCTCTCACGATCAAAAAGCAAGATATTGCTACAACAAGTACAAGTTACAATGATAAACGTTCTTGATTTCTCATTGAGCATGTTCTGATATGAATCTGAGCTATCAAGGTGTAACTGGATATATCGTTCATCGGCGTGCTGACTTAACTCTGTAATGCTAGGCATTAATTTGTATGTAATTGTTGGCACTCCAATTATTCTTTGCCCACAAACCTCCGTGAAAGTATCATAGCCGTCATGTAAATAATGCTCGTCGCTCCCACAAATTGGGCAAGTAAGATTTTTTCCGGTTTTATTAAAAATAAACTGAGCGAACTGTTCAGGAGTGATTCGTTTATTACTCATATAAAGTACTCATTAAGATTATTGCTACAAGCAACTTTTAAATTGATTTACTTAAAAGCTTGCTGAATCAAAAAGTCTAGCTTTTCAACCGCCACGCCAAACTTTTTATCTTTGATCTTACAAATAACTTCTATGCTCAACTGCCACGCCGATAATGCGAATATCTTGTTTCATTGAACTGAGGGTAGGGAAGTCAGGGTTCAGTGGTACAAGTTCAAAGTGCGGATTACCTGATGGAGATAAGTCTCCTAATTCTCGGTAGCGTTTTAAAGTAGCTTCGCCATTCCCATTTACCGCCGCCACAAAATCGCCGGGGCGAGGTTGTTTACGCACATCAATTAAAACAAGATCGCCTTCGCTAAATTTAGGTTCCATGGATAAACCGGAAATACGAAGGAAAAAGGCATCTTCACCGGCATCAATTTCAGTATCAATATATTCGTATCCGTTTGAATCTCGATAATCAAATACTTCTGTCCACGTACCGGCTTGAATGGAACTTATAAGAGGGTATGAGCGAGATTTCTTAATATTGATAACGCTTACATTCGGATCAAAATCTTCAATTGTGCCATCTCCATTTAGGATGACTTTATCTATACCGGTAATATTAATCATTGTGGCAACATCATCAAAGTTTGGTGTTCTTTTCCCTGTTAGCCAATGTCCTATAGCCCCCTGAGTTTTTCCCATTGTTTCAGCAATATCATCTTGTCTTAAATTTTGTGCTTGCATTTTTTCACGCACATATTGGTTCCATGTCTTTTTCATATCATACCACCTTCAAAATTAACAAATTATTACTGATTGTATTAAATATTCAAAATACAAAATGTAATTACAGATTGCCTTTAATGAATACATAATGTATTATTGATTTTATTTTAATACAGGAGCTAAAAATGAACCGATTAGCTGAGTTCAGAAAAGCTGCCAATTTAACGCAAGCGGAAGCAGCAAGCTTAGTGAACAAAACACAAGGTGCTTTTGGTCACTATGAATCAGGCTTAAGGAAACCATCTCTTCGTACGGCACAAGAGATCATAAAAGTACTGAATAAACACGGAGTTGCTTGTTCTCTCGATGATGTATTCCCTATTGGCAGTTAATTTATCCCACGAGACACACAATGGCACGCAATGAATTAACAAGAAACGCAAGAGCGATTGCGGATTTGATGTACAGAAAAGGTGCTGAAAAATCTGATAAAGAAATTGCAATCAGTATCGGTATCGATCCAAGTAATTTATGCCGGTTTAAAACAAATTACTTGGAAATGGTAGCGGCTTATTTGGACGAGATAGGTTTATCTGTTCACATCAAAAATGATGATAAGCCTGTTCCGAAAGAGGTACTTCGATCTTTATCCGTACTTGCTGAATTAGGTTTGGCAAGTGCAAAAGACGAGTATTTAGGCAAATAAAAAAACACTATGTGTTTTTTTTGATCAGTCTTTTTTAAAGAATTTTTTCAGAGCAATTGGTAGCAAGACGATCGCCCAAATGTGGAAATAGAGCTTGAACATTAAATAGTTTTGCGCATCGCTAACTTTAAAGCCAAGTGCAATAAGCTCTGATTGACTTAGCGAACCTAATGCAGCGAAAAGCCCAACGGCAACAACTGCTGAAAAATAAGCTTGTTTATCAAATTCTTTTTTGAATTTTCGAACAATAAATTCGTGAATAACAATAAAAAGCAGAGGGGTAGAGATGATAACAGCATGCTGAAATGTTTGATCAAAAAAATCTATTTTGAGAACCATTAGCAAGGCAGTGAATGAAGTGATGTAAGCATATAAATCACGGATAAGGGAAAACATATAAGACCTATGAAAGCATTTTTGAAAAAACTAATCGCATTTTATCACAGTCGTGATTTTATTTTAGTGCACCTAGTCATTTTTATGTTATTGGCTTGGTGGTTATTCGGCAAATAAAAAACCCACGCGGTAACGTGGGCTTTCAAAGAGGTATTCACGAATGAATCCAAAAAATACTGGAGTTAATTCTAGTGAAAATTCCTCACTTTGGCAAGTGTTTTCATACCGAAAGCAGTTAAAAAACTTAATCGAAAGCGGTTTGACTGCGGCGGAGATTGAAGCACGTTCACAACAAATTTATGAGGAAACTAAAAATGGCATTACCACAGAGCCAACAAAAAAATAAACCGATTTTAAGGCTACACCAAACAACCCAAGAGGCTAAGAAAGTGAGTGTTGATGAGGGATTTACCGCAATACCGAATGAGTTGTTAAAAGCAATTCTTCGCTCAAAAGTTTTGGGTTGGAAAGGCTCTTACTTATTGGCAACCATTTTGAAAACGCTCTCGTGGCGGAAAGAGAGCGATTGGTTTACGCATTCTCAAGTATGCGAAATGATGGATATTGAGCCAACAAAATATCATATCAATCAACTTTCAGCTGCTCGAAAAGAGCTAATCAGAGAGCGAGTTTTATTCGAAGATGGTAAAAAAACAGGCGTGAATTTAGCCGTTTTTGACTGGGAAATGGTTAATCCCGAAAAAGTAGGGAGTTCCCGAAATAATAGGGAATTAGTTCCCGAAATTGTAGGGAGAGGGTATCCCGAAAAAGTAGGGAACACAAAAGAAATTATTACAAAAGATATAAATAATATACCCCCTATTATCCCCCAAGTGGATTCTTCTGCGAAACAGGTTGAAGATTTGACTACTGCAAAAAAATCAAAATCTGAACCGGTGGATTATGACGGTGTAATGCAGGCTTGGAATGATGTATTTGCAGATACGCCTATCGCCAAAATCAAAGTGATGAATGAGCAACGTAAACGACAGGTTCATCGCTTGGCGAAGGACCTAAGGGCTGAATTTGGTACATATTCTGCTCAAGCTTTTGCAGATTACTTTGCTGATTTTTGGCAACAGATAAATCGACCTAACTCGTGGTATTTAAGGCATAACAGCCGAAAATGGATGGCAGATTTTGAGTACGTGATGAAGCCAAAAACCTTTGCAAAAACTGTGGAGGATGCTCTATGACCGCGGTGCTGAAAAATACGACTTACGAGGTGGAATATTCGCTAATCGGTTGTTTGCTTAAATCTGGATTAAATTCCGCTGCACGAGATGTGACAAGTTGGCTAACACCGGAAATGTTTTCAACTTTTCAGCTCGGACAAATTTATTCGGCGATTCAACGCCAAGCGTTGAAAGATAGCATGATTGATATTTTGCTACTCAGCTCGAATTACGGACAAGATTTTTCAATCTTGGCGGAAATTACCAAAAAAACTTACGGCGTCGCAAACCTTGCCGCCTACGCTGAGAAAGTCCGCCAATATTACCAACGCAGAGAATCACAGCGAATTTTTTTAGACATTGCGACAGAGTTAAACAGCTCACGAGATGAAAAACTTGATGAGATTGCTTCCAAGGGCTTGAGCTTAATTAGCCAGCTACTAAGTCGTGGTGGGAAAGTGAAGCCGATCGAAATGGAAACCTTGATTGATGGCTATGCCGAGCTGCTCCAAGAGCGTACTAAACCAACTTTTAAAGACCGCTTGTTATTCACAGGTGTTCAAGCTTTGGACGACAAATTGCAAGGCATTAACGAGACGGATATTTGCATCATTGCCGGTCGTGCCGGTAACGGTAAAACCGAAACCGCTATCACGTTTACCAAAAACATTATCGAGGTTGGCGGTAGCGTGTTGTTTTTCTCGCTTGAGATGAGCAAAGAGCAAATTATGGATCGTCTAGTCGCAAGTGCAAGCGGTCTAAATTCCTCAAAAATTCGCAATCCGGAAAGAATGAGCGACGAAGATTTCGCATTACTTGGACACGGAATGACACGCCTCCAAGATAAAAAATTATTCATCGTGGATAAGGGCGGTTTGACAATGGATCAGATTATTGCGATTTCAGAAGAGCATATTCAGGAGCATGGCAAACCCAATGCGATTGTGATTGATTATATCGGATTGGTTAGACACGGTGCGCTAGACGGGAGAATTAATCGAACGTATCAGATTGGCGAATCAATGGAAAAGCTTAAAACATTCTGCAAAGACAATCATTCGCCGGTTTTTCTGTTGGCGCAGCTAAATCGCAATGCCGACGGGAGTCGTCCAACAAATGCTGATTTGAGAGATTCTGGCAGCCTTGAGCAAGACGCAAGCCAAATCATTATGGTTCACAACCAACGAGACAAGGATACAAACGAACCGCACAAATACACTGAATGGATCGTAACTAAAAATCGATTCGGCGAGAGTGGAACGGTTTATGTTGAATTTAAGAATGGTCAATTTGTCGAGTGCGATCAAGCGACGGCTTGGGAGAGCCATCAAAAGAAACCTGAACCAAGGGCAGAAAAACAATACGGAGCAAGAAATGCAAACTGAACAATTCGACAAGAACACGTGGCAAACGCCTAAATGGCTTTTCCGTTGGCTTGAGCAAAGATTTTACTGGTTTCACATTGATGGAAGCTCAAATGGACTTAATGCTTTGACTACATTTTGGATAGGGCCAGCAGCGGAAGGTTTGGATGATGAAACGTTAAGCGGTCAAGTTGCAGATGACTTTTTAAGTGATGACTTGTTCGACCGCTTGATTGATTTTGTCGCTGACCAAGGCGAGTTGCTCCGAATCTTCGTAAATCCGCCATATAGCGATCCATTACCATTCGTTAAGCGCGCGGCGGAACTCAAAAGAGCCGGTCATTTAGTTGTGATGTTGTTGCTGGCGGATAAATCGGTGGAATGGTACGAAGTTATCCAAGAAAACGCTAGCGAAGTAATCGACATTATCGGCTATCGAGATGAGAAAGGTAAATTCCACTCAGGGCGAGTTCATTTTGTGAACCCAGTAACCGGCGAAGAAGTGAAAGGCAATAACAAAGGCTCAATGGTGGCGGTATTCGATCCAACAATGCAGGATTTTGTTACTCGCACAGTAAGTTTGGATTTTGTGAAAAAGGTTGGTGGGTATGGAGCTTCCGGTGGTTTGAGATGAAAGCCCAGATGATTAAGACTGCCGGCGGTGCGCTTGTGCCGCTGGACGATGAGCAAGCGGAGGCGTTGAAGAAGTTTCGTAATGGCGAGCAGTACGAGATCGAAATCAAGCTATCACGCAATCCTCAATTTCATCGCAAGGTGTTTGCATTTTTTAAATTCTGTTTCGACCATTGGGCGGCAGATAAAACCGATTGGCGGTATTTTGACGAGCGTACGCAATTTGATGTATTCCGCAAGAATCTAACCGTACTAGCAGGTTTTAAAGACGTGAGCTATACCATTGATGGGCGTATGCGAGTTGAGGCGAAATCACTCGCTTACGGCAATATGGAACAAGACGAATTTGAGCGTTGCTATAACTCGCTAATCAATGCGGCAATGCGGACGAATTTGAGCGTTGCTATAACTCGCTAATCAATGCGGCAATGCGGACGATTTTCAAAGGTTGCGAAGATTCAAGAATTTTAGACCGCCTGTATGCGTTTTTTTATTAAATCAACCGACTTAATTTTAAGCCGGTTAAATTGGGAGGATGTTAAGAATGGGTTGGTTTACATTGGTTAGTTTACTAATTTTAATTGGTATTTTCATAAGCTATTACCTCAATAATCCATTTGCTGGAGCTTTGGTTTTAATGCTTGGTGCTTATATTTTTGGCTTAATGGCTTCTATCTATGTAATTTCTTACCTCCTGTTTGCGATTTTATTATTCCCTTTATATTTATGGATAGTGCTAATCGAAACTTTGGTTCACTTAGGTCGTGGCTGTTCTTACTATTCCTTTGTTTTTGATATTAAAGACTATCCGCAAAGATTAAAAAGCTTTCTGTATGGGAATTATCAATAATGAATAACAGTGAAATCAAATGCCCAGACTGTGGGGCAATTTTAAAAGACTGGCGGACGTTTTCGGAAAAGTCGGAAATTGACAAAGAGAAACCGTTTGAGTGTGTGGGATTCCGCTGTGGTAAGCGGTGGAGTGAGGAGGAGTTAAAACATGAAAAATAACACGTTAGATCAAATCAGAGACGAACGAGCCAAAACGCACGGAAGATTCGAGGATGGAGCAAAGGTATTTGAGATCTTAACAGCTCCGGTTGCGCAAGCTTTAAATGACGGACACATCTCAGATGTGCAGCATTATGGGTTGATTATGGCGATGTCAAAAGTTACACGAATTTTAGTCGGAGATCCGAATGAAAAAGATCACTGGATAGATGGCGCTAATTATTTACTGCTTGGAGGTGGAGTTAATGACAGTAAATAAGCCGCCAAAGCAGCACAAATGTAAAGAGTGCGGGGCGTATTATATCAAGTCCAGAAGCACACAACAGGCTTGCTCTATCAAGTGCGCTATGGCGATCGGCAAACGAAAAGCCGAAGAAAAACGCAAGAAGCAAGAAAAATCCGACCGATTGGCGGCGCGTAAACGAATGAAATCTTTAAAAGAAAAGCTGAAAAGCCGTAAAGAGTGGATGAGCGACTTGCAGAAGATATTCAACAAATTCATTCGCTTGCGTGATAAAGATTTGCCGTGTATTTCGTGCGGCAGATTTCACGCCGGCAAATATGATGCCGGTCACTATAAAACAGTGGGAGGCAATCCGGAGCTAAGATTCAATGAGGACAATTGTCACGCTCAATGTGTCCCGTGTAATCAGCACCTACACGGCAATATCGTAAATTATCGAATCGGCTTGATCGAGCGGATAGGGATTGAGCGAGTGGAATTCTTAGAAAGAAAGGACCATCCGCCGCAGAAATTATCGGTCGATGAAATTAAAAGCCTAATTAAGCATTACAAAGCAAAAGTAAAAGAATTAGAAGGATAGCGAATGATTAAAATTGATATTGACGCAACGTTATTTAGATGGGGGAGACACGCCAAATCCCGGATCGGTACCGAATTTCCGTGTAAGTGTGCGAGTTGGGTGGCTGATTCGCCTAAAAAAATCCACAGCATTGATCTAACAACCGACGATGATTTGATCGAAATTGACGGAATAATTAAAAATCTCAAGCAATATGATGAGCAAGCATATTATGTGTTACTTGGGAACTACGTGATGCGCTATGACGAGAAACAACTAGTCAAAGATTTAGATATATCAAAGACCACACTTTACCGGTCTTTGACAATTGCTAAAAGTTTCGTGCTCGGCGCTGTGATTGCTAAGAATTTATCGGTTTGCTACAAGTTAGATTCATAATTTTTTTAAGCCCTGCATCACGCGGGGCTTTTTTATTTGATTTTATGTATAATTAATACAACCATTTTATTGTGAGGTGCTTATGCGTAAATTGTTATTAATTTTGTCGGTTTGTTTTATTAGTGCTTGCGGAGATAAGCTGCCGGTGCAAGCGTTTGGTATGCCTTGGGATATGAGCGAGGCGGAGATTTCAACTTTAAAATCAAGCGATACTAGATTTAAAAATTTAGCAGTTGGCAGATATGAGATTGTTCCGCCAGCACCTGATATTAAAGACGGTCACTATCTCGCACAATTCGATGGAGCTAAACTCGTGTCTGTGTCGGGTTATTTTTTAGACGTGTCAAAAAACGAATCAAATCGAATTTTTGATTTTTATGATTCAAAATTAACCGGTAACGGGTTAAAAAAATCAGAGCTGGCTATTTTGCCGCAAGCTCATAAAGTGTGCATTGAGACAGGTTACTGTGTTATAAAATCTTATCAGTACGCAAAAGATGATTTGTCAGCAACAATTTCAGTTAGACGAGACGACACATTGTCAGATATATCTGATTCAGTCGTTGTGACTTATAATCGACTCGACTATTTCAACAAATCTCGAGCAAAAGCGCTAAGTAAATAAACAAAGCCTCCGATTGGAGGCTATTTTATATCTTGATTTTATGTGGCGCGTGATAAAGTTTCATATTAGCCCCCTTTGGCTGATGGTTGTTAGCTGGCTCCCTAGCCTTGCTTCTTGTTCCTAATTATAGGTACAAATTTTGATTTGATTGCAAGTGTTTTTTGCAAAATTTATAAAAAAATAAAAAACTTATCTCTTGACTTGTGCGTACATGAATGATAGATTACCCAATATCCTTGCGTTGGGTGCAAGCGCATCACGCAACTACAAATTTTATAACCTCGATCGGTTTTTGCCGGCCGGGGTTTTTTTTATTGCCTCGAAGATAAAGCGGGGTGGAGTATGTATAAAATGCCGGATAAAACACCAGATGTTTGGGCAGCCTTGTTTGCTTACTTACATCAAAACTATAACGCCATCACTGGTTTTGTGATGGCTTTTTTTATGTCTATGCTGCGTGGATTTTTTTTACAACAAAAAATTACCTTTCGCCAGCGGTTGCTTGATGGCTCGATTTGCGGCGCACTTACATTGTCGTCTATGTCACTATTAGTATATGCCGGAGTGGGTGAGAGTTTATCTACGTTTGTTGGCGGCATGCTTGGATTTGTCGGCGCTGAGAAAATTCGTGAGTTTCTTTTTTCGCTTATTCGCAAAAAAATTGACGTAAACGATGTTGGTTTTGGCAAACAAAACAAGGTTAATGATTACGATGAGTTTAATTAATATGATACAGCAAATGTCAGATTCGCTAGATGTCAAAATGCGCATTTCTGAGGCTAAATTTCTTTCTGTCTTTCCTAAATCCAAGCCGCTAATTTATCACGAGATTGCAAAATATATTGGTTTAGCCGGTTGCAAGACAAAAGAGCAGCAAGCTATGTTTCTAGCTCAATGCGGTCATGAGACGGCTGGTTTTAGCGCATTTTCCGAAAACCTGAATTACTCAGATATTGCACTGCTTCGCACATTCCCGAAATATTTTAATACCGGCAATGTAAAAGCGTATGCGAGACAGCCGGAAAAAATTGCAAACCGTGCTTACGCTAACCGCATGGGTAACGGCAATGAGCAAAGTGGTGACGGTTATAAATTCCGTGGTCGTGGCTTGGTTCAGATTACCGGTAAAAATAATTATGTGCTATTTCGCAAGTGGTTGGGACGAGAGTTTAAGCTTGATGACGTCGGCACGGATTTAGAGCTAATCGTACTTGCCGGCGTGTGGTATTGGCAAAAAAACAATCTCGCAGCACTCGAGCGTGTAGTTGATGTAACTAAGCGCGTTAATGGCGGGTTAAACGGTTTGGCAGATCGTCAAGCTAAGTACAACAAATTGATGAGTTAATATGTTTACGTTATTAAGTAAAGCAAAACTATGGGCGGCGGGTATTTTGGCCGCCTTATTTATTGGTCTGCTTGTCAAATTATGGACGACACAAAATCAGCTATCTGTACTAAAGAGCCAGTACGACAAGCAGACCGCTCAAATCAAATCGCTTGAGATGACTAACGCAACGCTTGAGGCTGAGGCCGCTCATCTCAAAGTCTCATTAGCGGCAGAGCAACAAGCGGTCGAGCAACAGTCCGCTATCGCAGCACAATTTAGACGACAAGCGATAGATAAAAAAGAGGTGGTGAGATATGTGCTTAAAGACAATCAGTGTGCTAACCAGCATTTGCCTGACGCTGTTATTGAGCAGCTGCGGCAATAAGCCAGTTGTCACAAAGACGGTGTATCAATATCCGCCGCAAGCGTACATGGTCGAGTGTGAGCGTAGTCAGTTTACTGGTAAAACATACAAAGATGCGATAGAGCATTTAATCACAGTAACAGCAGAGCGTGATACTTGCGCAAGTCAGATTGACGGTATCAGGCGATGGCAAAAGCAACATACCAATAAATAACTTCAAGTAACCGCACTGTAACAGGTGCGGTTTTCTTTTATGTAAATCAAATGCTACATAATTTAGCTATAAATCTGAGTGATGTATAAAAAATCTCGGGATTATATCTAAGCGATGTAAATCAAATTAAACAAAAAGTAGGCATGGTGAAAGTTGTGAAATATGAGTTGAATTGGCTTGGCAAGGACTTTGCTAAAAGTTTAATTCACAGCCCTTCAGGAAAGGCATTAACTGAGGATAAGGATCATAATTCCGAACCTGTAAATAAGGACAGTGCTAATATTTTTATTGAGGGGGATAGTCTCGACGCCCTGAAATTATTGCAAAGCTCGTACTCCGGTCTGATCAAGATGATATACATCGATCCCCCATACAACACAGGGAAAAGATTTATTTATCCCGATAAATTTTCTTGGGCCGCTGATGAACTAGCCATTGCGTTAGGTGTGTCAAATGCAGAAGCTGAGCGAATTATTAAAACTACAAAGCCTAAACACTTATCTCACAGTGCGTGGCTCACTTTTATGTATCCTCGTTTACACCTTGCCCGTAATTTGCTCAAAGATGACGGTGTGATTTTTATCTCCATTGATGATAACGAACAAGCACAGCTGAAATTATTGTGCGATGAAGTGTTTGGGGAGGAAAATTTTGTGGCAGAACTTATTTGGGATAAGCAGCATTCTCAACAGCAAGGGCTATTCAAGACATATCATGAATACGTTTTACTTTATGCTAAGAATATAAATAATCATAAGAATATTAAAGGTGGGACAGGTGTTATTGATGCTGGAGCAATAAAGAAAATCTCTAAATCTAATCCTGAAAGTGAATTTACATTTCCTGCTGGAGTAAAATTTGAAGCAAAAGATGGTGTAGAACTAAAAGGAACTTTTGGAGATAGTGAAAAAGTTACTGTTGTTAAAGGATGCTTTAGGGCAATAAATGGCAGAACCCTAGAAGAAGTTACATTATCTGCAGGTTGGACACAGAAGAAACAAATGACAGAGTTTTTTGCAGGAAATGAAGTTTATGACACTAAAGGTCAAAAGGTTATTGAGTTCTATTTTTCATCAACAGGAAAGTTGAAATGTAGAAAAGAGAGAACATCAATAACTCCTCCTACCTTATTACCTAAATATGGTATGAGCAGTTTACATACAGACAATTTAAAAGAGTTGATGAATGCAACAGTATTTAATAATCCTAAACCATTACCAATGTTAAGTGATTTTATTCGTTGGTTTACGGGGAGGGCGGATATTATCTTGGATTTTTTTAGTGGGAGTGGTTCCACTGCTCATGCGATATTAGAGACTAATTTAGCAGAAGGTAAAAAGAATACATTTATAAGTGTTCAATTAGCTGAATCATTAAATGTAGATAATGAAGATCAAAAAGAAGCCGTTGAATTTTGTTTAAATTTAGGGGTTCCTGCAACTATTGCCGAAATTACCAAAGAACGTATTCGCCGAGCGGGCTCGCAAATTTTGCAAAAAAATGAGGAAAATCGACCGCTTGATGTGGGATTTAAAGTATTCAAAATCATATAAAAAAGGATTACCCAAAATGGCAAAAAAAGACGAGGGTAAATCCACGTCCGAAACCGTGGGTAAACCGAAATTAACCGACAAGCAACAACGATTTGTTGAAGAGTACCTGATTGATTTGAATGCTACGCAAGCAGCGATTAGAGCCGGATATTCTGCTGACACCGCGGCGGTAATCGGTTGCGAAAACCTAACAAAACCTAATATCCAATTTGCAATTTCGGAAGCACAAAAACAACGTTCTCAGCGCACTCAAATCACGCAAGACGAGGTGCTTAACCGTTTGCTTGAAAACATTGAAATAGCAATGGGCAAACGAAAAACTATTATCACCATCCCGAGCAAAAACGCTGATGGTGAAATGGTTGGAACTGATATTGAGCATCTTGTTTACGAACCTTCGGCAGCGAATAAATCACTAGAGCTTCTCGGTAAGCATCTAGGTATGTTTAAAGATGGCGTAGATATTACAACAAACGGTAAAGCATTAATGCCGACAGTAATTGAATTTGTTGGTGTGCCAGCGGGACGTGGCGATGAGTAAGGTGCAGCTCACAATTCCGGCTAAACTTGTTCAGGTTTTTATTGGTGAGGCTCGTTATCGCGGTGCTTATGGCGGACGTGGTTCGGCTAAAACTCGAACATTCGCCTTGATGACAGCAGTATGGGCGCTTAGGCGTGATCAGGCTGGTGATTCGGGCGTGATACTTTGTGCTCGCGAATATATGAACTCGCTTGAGGAATCATCGCTTGAGGAGGTTAAACAAGCCATTCGATCAACCTCTTGGCTTGAACCTCATTTTGTGATTGGCGAGAAATTTATCAAAACAAAGAGCGGTCGAATCTCTTATGTGTTTGCCGGTTTGCGCCACAACTTAGACAGTATTAAGTCGAAAGCAAGAATCTTGTTGGCGTGGGTTGAGGAAGCTGAGACAGTTAGCGAAGTCGCTTGGCAGAAACTTGAGCCAACCGTGCGTGAGCATAACTCTGAAATCTGGGTTACGTGGAACCCAGAAAAAAGAGGCTCGGCTACTGATTTACGTTTTCGCCGGCATGTGCCGGAAAACGCTAAGATTATCGAGATGAATTACTCGGATAATCCGTGGTTCCCAAAGGAGCTTGAGCAAACACGATTGGCTGACAAGGCTCGTCTTGATGACGCTACTTATCGCTGGATTTGGGAAGGTGCGTATCTTGAGCAGTCGGAAGCACAGATATTTAGAGATAAGTATCAAGAACTGGAATTTGAGCCTAATCCGGATTTTGACGGCCCGTACTACGGGTTAGACTTTGGTTTTGCCAACGATCCAACCGCTGCAATCAAATGCTGGGTATTTGATGGCGATTTGTATATTGAGTACGAGGCGGGACAGGTAAGGCTAGAGCTTGACGAAACGGCGAGCTTTATTTCAGAACGCATACCGGAATTTGAAAAGTATATCTCAAGAGCGGACTCCGCTCGACCCGAATCAATCAGTTATTTAAAACGTCATGGATTCCCTCGTATTGAGGGAGTCAAGAAATGGCAAGGTAGCGTAGAGGATGGTATAGAGCATATTAAATCGTATGGCAAAGTCTATATTCATCCTCGCTGCAAAGAGACGCTAAACGAGTTTAGGCTTTATAGCTATAAAACAGATAGATTGACTGGTGATGTCTTGCCTCAGATTGTAGATGCAAACAATCACTATATCGATGCACTCCGTTATGCGCTCACTCCACTAATGCAGGTTAAACAGGCAACAGGGATTTTATTATGACAGTAGATCAACAAAGACAGGCTTTTGTCGCTCAGTTGCTTGGCATGACAGGCAATACAAAGCGGACAAAACTGTGGGACGAATTCGGCTATCCGCGAAGAATTGATTTTAATCAATTTTATAAAGCATACAAACGATTTGCGTTAGGCAATGCGGCAGTTGAGCGAATTATAGAAAAGTGCTGGGAGGATTATCCGACAATAATCGAAGGAGCAGAATCCGAGGAGGCAACAACAGAAACGAGTTGGGAGAAAGAGGTTAAGACGTTCTTAACCAAAAATTGGCAATCAATTATTGAGGCGGATCGACGTAATCTTGTTGGGAAATATTCTGCTTTAATCTTACAGGTTGCGGACGGCAAACAATGGCATGAGCCGATTGAGGATGGTAGTTTAACTAATTTAGGTGTCCGTGGATTGGTTAAATTTATCCCAGCTTGGGAATCTCAACTTTTGCCGGAAACTTACCAAGAAGATGTTACTAAACCGGATTATGGCGAACCGATTACATACTCATTCCGTGAGAGCGGTTTTGGCAAAAGTCGTGGTCGCACGGTAACCATTCATAAATCAAGAGTAATTATCTTAAATGAAGGTGGCGAGAAAAATCAGCCTGAAACGGGTATATCGCTTTTGGAATCAGGTTTTAACAAATTGTTGGATATAGAGAAAACCTCTGGCGGCGCGGCGGAAGGTTTTTTGAAAAATGCAAGTCGCCAGCTCGGTATATCGCTAACAAAAGAAGTGAACTTGCAAACGCTTGAGCAATCCGCCAAGGCACAAGGTTATAACAGTCTCAGTGATGCGATGAATGCCAAGATTGAAAAACTCAATCGAGGCACGGATTCCGCCTTAGTTACTCAAGAGGGGCAAGCACAGATTTTATCTGTTGCGCCGGCAGATCCAAAGCCGTCTTGGGAGGTCTCTGTTAATGAGTTTGCGTCATCAATTCGTATTCCGTTTACCATCCTTGTAGGACAGCAAACAGGAAGATTGGCAAGCGATGAGGATAAATCTGCTTATGCTCAGCGTTGTCAAGCTCGCAGACACACAGTATTAACCTCTTACTTGCAAGATATTGTAGAGCGATTGATTTATTGTGGCATTCTCACGCCGCCAGCAAAACAAGGCTTTAGTGTTATTTGGTCTGATTTACTCGCACCGGGGCAAAAGGAAAAAATTGCAAATGCTAAAGAGCTTGCAAATGTTGCTCAAACAACACAGCAAGCATTTGGGCGATCTGCAATCTTGCCGGACGAAATTCGAACCGAATTAGGTCTTGAAGCACTGCCTGACGGCTTGCCTCCTGTGGAGGAGGTGGTTGATGAAAATCAAGACGAGCAAGTTTAAACCGGTACTGATACCCACGAATAAAGCCGATCCAATCAATATGGGCGGACAAGTTAAGAAATCGTGGAAGTGGCTTGATTGGATTTTTCGCAACATCAAAAAAGAGATTTTAGAATCACTTAATCGAGCCGGTCGATTGACTGTTAATATCAATTTGACCGCCGCCGAACTCGCTACTTTATACGAAGAGTGGCAGTCAATTATTGATAAGTATCTGTTTTTTAAAACGGAAGAACAGAAATATAAGTGGTTTGAAGAGTTTATTGCAGAGGCTTACGGAAAAGGTGCTCATCAAGCAATATCGGAACTCTCTACCCAGTCTGAAATATACAAAGAGCTACGAGTTGTAAGTAGCTTAATGCACGAGCCGTATTATCAAGAGCGGTTGATGATTGCTTTTACAGCATCGTATGACGCTTGGAAAGGCTTTAGTGTTGTAATGCGTACAGACTTATCAAAGATAATTGGCGAAGCGGTCTTAAATGGCGATAACGTTAAAGAGACAGCTCGGAAGATTAAACAGCGATTAAATATCTCTCACAAGCGAGCGAGATTAATTGCTCAAACGGAGCAGTTAGAAATTTATCGTCGGGGCGAATGGGACGAAGTGAGAGAAGCGCAGGAATTAGGCTTTAATGCTCAATTGCTGCATATCTCCGCATTAAAACCAACGACACGAATCACGCATGCGCAACGCCACGGCAAAATATTTACTGTTGAGGATGTGGAGACGTGGTATCAGAAAGATGGTAATCGTTACAATTGTTACTGCAAGCAATCTCTTATTATCGTAAATGATGATGGTACAACAGATTCAGACGGCGTGCTTGCTGATTTATCGGTTGAGCGTAGAAAGTGGTTAGGTGTGTTAAGGAAAAGTAAATGAAACGACAGAATATCCGAATCTTAACAACGGTAAACAATAGAAATATCTCCGCGGAAACAATCAATGGCGAAGAGCATATTGTTGTACGTGATGTTGTTCCGATTGTTGATAATGTGGTGATGAACGGCGGGCTTTATCCGGCGGATGAAATCGATAAAAGTTACCAGTCAATGGAAGGCAATTTAATGCCGTTTGGTCATCCGAAACTTGATGGCAAATTCGTATCAGCCAATGATGCGCAAGCGGTTAATCAGTTTCACGTGGGAGCTTGGGCCAAAAACGTGCGTAAAGATGGCGAGAAAGTCTTACTAGATATGTACGTAAATAAACGCTTTGCCGAATCAAGCGACAATGGCAAGCGACTTGTTGAGCGGCTAGAAAGCGCAATGAATGACGAGCATGTCGAGCCTATCCATGTATCAACCGGTTTGTTGCTAAATCAGGTGGCGGAAAGCGGAAAGTCTAAAGGTAAACATTATCGCTGGCGCGCGGCGAATATGTTTTTCGATCACGTAGCCATTTTACTAGATGAAGTTGGCGCAGCCACGCCAGCAGACGGCGTGGGTATGTTTGTAAACTCTCAAAATGAAGAGTTTGAAGTAGCGGATGTACAACTTGCGGAAGCCACAAACTACACAAAAGAAGGCGTGGTAAACAAGGTTAAATTCTTTTTTACTGCAAATTCTGATTTGTCATTTGAGCAAATCCACCGCTTACTTTCGGACGCTATTAAAGATCCAGAACGCAAAATTTGGAACTGGATCGAAGCGGTCTATCCAAACTACTTTATTTATGTTTCTGATGGCGATAACAAACGCTACAAGCAGAAATACTTAATTGACGACAACGCGCAAGTAAACTTGGTTGATGAGCGAGTTGAGGTCATTCAAAAAGTCGAGTACGACGAAATCAAAACCAATGGAGATAATCAGCAGATGAAAACCAAGATCTTGAACGCTTTGAATGAAGCAAATGTAGCAACGAATGGCTTATCAGATGATGAGTTGCTTGTTGCATACAATAAGTTACAGGCAGAAAAAGCCGGTAAAGACGAAAAGAAAAAAGATGACGAAAAGCCGGAAGATTTAGATGAAAAGATCAAGAAGGCAGTCAATCAAGCATTAGCGCCGGTATTAACTCAATTAAATGCAAATGCGGATGCAGAAAAAGCACAAATGCGCCAAGCGGTTAAGGCTAAATTCGGTCTTGATGATTCGGCGGTAAATGCTTTAGATGGTGACGCATTAAAAGGCTTGTACGCCAAAACAGTGCCGGCAAATGCTTTAGCAGGCACGTTTGCAGGTAACAGCGAACAAAACGGTATCTTAAACATGGAGGCACCTGAATAATGGCTAAATTACGCAGTCATACCATCATTGCTGGCCCGTCTAGCAAAATCAGCCCACAAATCACCGAAGCACTTGCGCAAGAAGAAATTCAGCCAGGTGCTTTAGTTGTTTTTGAGGGTGGTAAACTTAAAAAACACGCTACGGCTGATAAAGCTACGCCAGCATTATTAGCACAGCATAATTATATTGGCGGTGGCGATATTCGAAAACCGATTGCGTCTGGCGATACGGTGATGGCGATTATGTGTGAGCCGGATGTTGATTATTATGCTTTAGTCAAAGCATCGGAAAAAATTGCGGTTGGCGATAAGCTAACATCAAATGGCGACGGCACACTTAAAAAAGTGTCGGCAACTGAGGAAGCAATTTTTTATGCTCGTGAAGCGCATACTGTTGCTGGTGATGGTGCTGAATTAGTGAAAGTCCGTAAAATCTAAGGGGATTAAATGGAACGTATTATTTTTAATAAAAACTTGATTACAAACTCAATGCAAGTGCAGCAAGCTTGGAATCAGTTACTACAACAACGTCACGCATTTAACGTGAATCAGCAAGAAATCGCGCAGAAGTATGGCGCAATGGAAGCTAACCAAGCAGCGTTGGTATCATCTGATTACTGGCGTGAAGTGGATAGCATTACAACTCGTGTATTCCGCAATGACGAAGGTAACGGCTTACTTGATGATTTACTTGGTTTGGGTCAATCAATCTCAATCGGCAAAACCGTAGCGATGTATCGTGTATCAAGTGATGCTGGCAAAGTAACCCGCTCAATGAGTGGTCAAAGTCCAGATACATTGGATAAAGTAATCTATGACGAGTACGGCGATCCAATTCCGATTTTCAAAACCGGTTACGCTCGTGAGTGGCGTGAATGGTCAGGTATGCTGACTGAGAATTTGGACGCTATGGCGGACGACCAAGAAGCGCACGTAGCGGCGTTACGTCGTGATATGGCGAATTATGTGCTAAATGGAGATAGCGGTATTGTTGTAAAAGGCTACTCTGCAAAAGGTATCACTAACCACGAAAACACAAACCAAGTTTCGCTAGGTACTGGCGGTGCGAACATCGACTTGACAAAAGCGGATGCGGATAAGGTTGTAGCGTTTTTCGTTGGCGAATTTGCAAAAGTCTTGTCAGACAACAACACAACCGAAAAAGTCAAACTTTGGGTGTCGCCTGAAATCATGCGTAACTTTGACCGCCCTTACTCGCAATCAGCAGGATTTAAAGAAGGCACGATTAAAGACTACGTATTGCGTTATGCTCGCATTGAGTCAATCAACGAAACTCACGCATTAAGCGGTAATCACATGATCGGCTATGTGCGTAATTCGCAGTTTATTAAAACTCGTATCGCCGCACCGGTTGGCTCATTCATGAATCCACGTGTAAATCCGCACGACAACTACGAAACACTCGTATGGTCGGCGTTCGGTTTACAGATCAAGCGTGACTTTGCAGGTAAATCCAAAGTATTTAACTTCAAAGGCGACTAATTTTAATAAGGGCTTTCAGCCCTTTTTTATTGCAAGGTGAAACATGGTACAAGTTAAAATCACTAAAAAAGGTTGCTTTGGCTCGCTTAATGGCGAATTTCAGGAGTTGCCTATCGGTACGGTATTAACGCCTGACGTTATGCCGGCGGCGTTTGTCGATCGTTGTGAGGTTGTTGCCGAATCTCAAGGTGAGTTACACAATAATCAAGACAACGGTGACTCTAAGCAAGGCAAGGGCAAAAATAAAAACCAAGAGTAATTAATATGAGCGAATTAACACAATCGGATATTGCTAAGTTTATCGCTGATCGTGGTTTGTCTGTGCCTGAGGTTGTACTAGGCATAATCTTGGAAAAACTCGAATCTATCCAAGATTGCCTATCCAAGCATTACAGCGACGCAGACAGAAAATTAATTACTTTGTATGCGGCAACCTTGCTGGCGGAAGCTCAAGGGGGGCGAAAAATATCGTCTCAAACCGCTCCAAGTGGTGCAAGTCAATCTTATGCTTATAACGATGATAGCTCTAAACAGTTGCTTGAATCGCTGCAAGCATTAGATGTTATGGGTTGTACCGGCAGTCTTGGTATTGTAGTGTCGGCGGTAGGCTTTTTTGACGTGGTGGGTTAATTATGTCTAGTTTGGCGAATTGGTCTTATACGGCAAAAGCTACGATTTGGCGCTCAAATGGCGTTGATGATGACGGAATTCAAACTTTCGAACCACCGTTTATTATTGATTGTGATTATGGCTCAAACCTTGCTTTTGCAAAACACGATATCGGACGAGAGCAAGTAAAAGGCTTTACGATTTGGACAGAGTATTCACTGGCGAGTGTAGGTGATTATATCTTAATCGGCGAATCAAACGAACCTAGCCCGTTTACTGTTGGTGCTGATGAGGTGATTAACGTACTTCAATATGCGGATACTTTTAACCGGTCGAAAGACGATTACGCAATTATCACAGGCGGTAAGAATGGCGGTAAAGGTTAAAGGTCTTAAGCAAGTACAGCAAAACTTGGCGGAGATTGTAGGTGAGATACAAGCGACTAAATCAGTAAGAGCAATGCTCCGAATCACATCAGAAATTGCAATATTAGCCGCCAAATATACGCCGGTTGATACCTCTACTTTGATTAATAGCCAATACACGTCTATCAGTTCGAGTGGTACACGTATTACTGGCACGGTGGGGTACTCAGCTAAGTATGCGGTTTATGTTCACGATCCAAATATCAAACAAAACTTTACCAAACCAACCGCTAAGAAAGAGTTTTTAACATCTGCTTTGGCAGAGTCTAAAGACACTATTAATGCCATTATTAAGCAGGAGTTCGGACTATGATTTCTTTCGTTAAAGCGGTTAAAGATTTATTGGTGGATGCCAGTTTAACTACTGATTACACGCTCCAGCTTTATGAGTGGCGAGATACCGGCAAAGACACGCCTTACATCGTTATTCAACCAAACGGCGGGCAAGCAATGGTGGCGGATTTAGGCAGTGAACATAATCTACGAATTAGCTTAATCTCCAGTAAATCCACTGGCTACAAAATCGAAGCAAGAGCGATTGAAATTATTGATTACTTACTCGCAAACTCGGTGCAAGAATGGGGTTATATCGAAAGTCAAGGTGGCATATCGCAACCTGTTTTTACTACGGATAACCGCATGATCTTGCGTTTAGATTTAAGAATTATCTACAACAAATAAGGAAACATTATGGCGGCACAAACATCACCAGCCACAAATGATACCAGTAAAATGGTAGGACGCTCCGTCGTGCTTGAGTATTGTATTACGCCGGCGGCGGGAGAAAATACTAAGCCGATTGACAGCGACTGGAAACCAGCAGGCGCAATGCGTACCAAGGCATTTGACTTTAAGCCGAATACCGTTACATCAGAAGCAGACGACGAAGGCGGTTTTCCGGAAACGCTTGTAACTAACTCTGAGTTTAGCTTAAGCGGCGAAGGCGAATTTCGCAAGAAAGATAAAACAACCGAAATCGGTATTAATGCCTTGGTTGATTTATACGTGAAAGCGATTACAGCACGTAAACAGCCTCGTGTATGGGTGCGTTTGAATTATGGCTCAATCGTGGTTGAAGGTAAATTAGTGATTACCGAATTAAGCACAGAAGCACCTACGAACGACTTAGTAACGTTCTCGGTTGGCTTTGGTGTTGGTGAATCATCTACGTTATCCATTACTGTTAAATAATATCGGAGGCCCTGAATATCAGGGCTTTTTATGCAACAACCCATCTTAGAAATCGGCGAAATCGTGATCACGCATAATGGCGTAGATTATTGGTTTAAACCGACATTAAAGAATATTTACAAAATAGGTAATCCGTCTGAAATTGTCGAAATTTACGGTATTGTGAATTTGCAAAACATACTGGATTATGCCGAAGCAATTAAAGACAAATCGCTTTTTCATCAGGCTTATTTTTTAAGTGTTTTACGGTCGCCTGTGTTCGGTCGCCGAATTCTATTGGAAGCGATGAATGTTGTACAAGCGTGCTGCGATATGGATTGCACAGACTTGATCGGCAATTTTACGCCAACCGCTAAAGGCGTGCGATACAAAAACGGTGCGTTATCGCCAAAAGTGATTATTGCGATTGCTCGCAGATTGTTAGATCACGGTGTGATTGGCTGTTGTAAACTTGATTTAAATCAAGAACGCGAGAATAAATCAAACAATGATGATTACTCTCCGGAATTTAATGTCATCGAATATATCAGCCTTGCTCGTACAATGTTTGGTATCAGCCGAGAAGAAGCGGAGAGTCTGACAATGACTGAACTCCAAGAAATGATTAAGTCTAAAATACCGAAGAAACAAGCACCAAAAGCGGTGTTTAGCGAGAGCGAATATGACGAGCTAATGAGGGCTTATGAGGAGAGGAAAGGCTAAATTGTGAGGCATCTCACATTATTTTATTTGTGTTTCTCGATGAATTTTGTAAGATAAGCAAAGGTCTTAATAGAGGATATGCAAATGAAAAAATTATTATTAGTTAGTGCTTTGGGTCTAGTTTTAACTGCTTGCGGTAGTGGTGGCGGTGGTTCTTCATCCGCAAACACAACTAACTCGGTTAAACCAACACCAGCGCCGGTTGTTGCGCCAAAATCTTTGGACGGTGTTAGAGATGATTTAAAAGAGCAAGTGAAAGCCTTAAAACAAATCAATGTTGATGGAGTCATGATTGATTTAGCTTCAGAAAAAGTAGGATTTGTTGAAAAAGATTTAGGCAACGGTATAAAAGGTAAGGTCTATAATCAGACGTATTCTGCTATTGGTTATGCGTTGCCTAAAGATGTTAAAACTGATCAATACGGACGTGTTATTGATGAAAGAGCATCAGAAGATGACGTAGGAGAGTTTGGTTTAGCAACTAAATTTAAGGATTTGCCAACTGCAGGAGCATACCACTATTCAGGCGTATCATTTGGCGCTAATAGTGAAGGGAAATTATCTTTAGATGCTGACTTTGCGAATAAAAAAGTAAGTGGCGAAATTACTGATCGCAAGTTACTCTCTAATGGTAAATCATTGTTCAATCTTGAACTACTAGAAACCGGTATTAGACAAATTGCTCAAAATGGGGAAGAAGTTCATTTTGCCGGTGTAGCAAAAGCTAAAGTTGAAGGCAATGATGTCCATTCTGCTTATGGCGGTAAATTCATGGGGCCTAATGCGGAAGAAGTCTTAGGATATGTTGCAGATGATACCGGCGGTATCTATGAAGCATTTTCAGGCAAAAAATAGTTCTTATTAAAACTTTCCAAGCCTCTTGACCTCAAGGGGCTTTTTTATTACTATTTCCCCACAGGCGTCGAAACCTTAAACCAAAAGCGGAAATCCGCACCCGTCAGACAAGCGGCTTTTTTATATCCAAATTTTGCAAAATCGATCTATTTCCCGCCATTAGAAATAGATTGGCAAAACTCAATGTCGAGAGGGCGGAGAATGCAATACCCTTCGGGGGAATAATCCCGACCGACTTTTGGCGGTTTTCGAACCTCTCGGCACCCTATGAATTAGGGAATTTAAACTTCGAAAAAAAACCAAAAGGAGTCAATTATGACTAATCAAATCGCAACTCAAACAATCTCTTTCTACGGTTCAGATCTTATTACTTTAAAAGTTGAAGATGTTATTTATACTGCAGTAAAACCTATCGTTGAAGCTATGGGCTTAGACTGGGGCGGACAGCAACAAAAACTAAGCAAATCAAGCGATAAATTCAACTGTAGAGATATCTCTATGGTTGCCAAAGACGGCAAAATTCGCCAAATGCTCTGTATGCCCCTCAAAAAACTTAACGGCTGGTTATTCAGTATCAATCCTGAAAAAGTGCGAGCGGATCTACGTGAAAAAGTAATCCAGTACCAAGAAGAATGTTTTGAGGCACTTTACAACTACTGGCACAACGGCAAAGCCGAACGCAAAACAACAGTCGATGACCGCACCGGTTTACGAGATGCAGTTAATATGTTGGTCAGCAAAAGAGGATTGATTTATTCCGATGCATACCATTTTATCCATCAGCGTTTTAATGTTCAGTCGATTGAAGATTTACGTAAAGAGCAATTACCGCAAGCGGTTGAATATGTCCATAGACTTTGCTTAGAAGGCGAATTGATTATCGACGAACCAAAGAAAGCAGAAGATATGATTCAAATTCCTGCAGATATTTTCAGTGCCATCATGCACCATACTCGTATAGCTCGCCGATTGGCGGATAATGTTGAACCGTTCCACCGCCAGCTACAAGAAATGATGGGCATTGACCGCTGGTATAAAAATGATATTGCCGCAATGGCTTATGATGTGAGATCAGAATTTAACTATTGGCTGGACGAAGGCGAGAAACTGATCGAGAAATACCGCCGAGAAAAAGCCGAAATTAATTATGCCAATGCAAGGCTAAGAAAAGCAACAGCTTAATTTTGTAAGATTTTAATCAAATCCGACCGCTTGTAGAAATACAGGCGGTTTTTTATTGGGGGATTTATGGCGAACGCCGGAGAAATTTTAATTCAAGCTGATCTTGATATTGCGAGCTTGGTCAATAACAGTAAGCGTCTTAATAACGAGATGGAGAATATTAATTCCGCCGCTAATACAGCTCAAGGCGGTTTTAAAAAGCTCGAAACACAAACGTCAAAAACAGCACAAGCGGTTAAAAGTGCTATATCCTCTATGCGTGGAGCGAAAGAAGCTATTCGTGGTGTGGGTTACCAGATTCAAGATATGGCGGTACAGGCAGAAATGGGAACGTCCGCCATCCGTATTCTTGGACAACAAGGCCCGCAGATTCTTTCGCTATTTGGTCCACTTGGTGCGATTGCCGGTGCGGCTTTAACCGTGTTCGCGGCTATGTCATCACTTGGCGGAGAAACAAAGGATGCCAAAGAACAGTTGGATGCTGTTAATGAAACAGTAAAGAGATTGCAAGAATCTTTTGAGTTTTCGGCTGATGGCACGGCAAAACTGAACGAAGAAATGATTAAGCTGAAAGACACCAATAATCAGCTTTATCAGTCAAAACTAGCATTGATGGCACTTGAAGCATCAGAAGCCATGAAAGGACTGAAAGCTGAGGTAGAAAAGGTTTCTGAAGAATTTAATGGTTTTGCTAATACTGCCGCAGGGGTAATCGGTCAAGATCTTGATAATAGTTTTGACCTTGCAAGAGAATCTATTAGCAAACTATCAGCAGAAGGATTAAATCTCAATGATGCCTTGCAAGGAACTGGTGATACAGGTCGATTAACTGCCGGCGAACTTATGAATCTGCAAGAGGTAACGCTAGAGCTGGCGAGTAAATACGGTATTGCAAAAGACGAGGCGGGGAACTTACTTGAAGCCATGAATGAAATGGCGAACAACCCAAGTCCGGCAACCACTCTCGCATTGGCAAATGTAACGGCTGAATTAGCTGAAAAATATCAACATGCGGATAGCGATTTAGTTAGGCTCAACGCCACTATGCAACAAGCTGCGGTATTGGCTGGTAACTTAGCAAGTGCAATGGGATTGGCGGGGCAGGCTTCTGATTTTTTTGCTAATGGCAGTATACAAGGTTTAATAACCCGAGTTAAAGCAGCCGGTACGGAATTGGCTGGGAAAATATCCAAAATCCACGAAGAAACCAAAATGCTGCGAATGAGCGCGCGCGAGCAAGAAATTTATAAAGCTCAACAAGAAGGTGCAACTCAAGCGGTTATTAATGCGATCAATGCTAAACACGATGAAATAGCGGCAATTGCAAAAGAAAAAGAACAAGTAAAACAAGCGGAAGCGGCGAAGAAAAAAGCGATATCCGAAGCGAACAAGGCGGCAAATAAAGCTCGAAGAGAGCAAGAAGCAGCAGCTAAGAAAGCGCAGCGAGAAGCGGAACAAGCCGCCAAGAAGGAAGCAAGCGAGCAGGAAAAAACAAAAGAACGCTTGCGAGCTTTAGCGGAAGAATACAGAAAAGTTACCGAAGCACAGAACGGCTACGGTCGAGCGGCAGCGGTAAATATTAATGCCTTGAAACTGGGTGCAAATGCTACCGAAGAACAGAAGCGACAAGCTCAAGAGTTAGCCGGTGCGATTTATGATGTCGGCACCGCCATGGCAAATATGAATGAATTAGCCGGTAATCTTAGCCCAACTTTAAAAGTGGATATGGATTTTGCAAAAAATTCCGCCACGATTAATGAGGCGGTAACGGCATATCAGAATCAGCTTGCAAAAATTAATAGCCAAATCTCGACTGCGCAATCCTCACCAATGTCTGTAAACAAAGAGAAGCAGATGCAGGATTTGGAGCAAGCGAAAGTAGTTTACACGCAAGCGATCACCGAAGCGGAGCAAATGCGAAGCCAAATTGAGGAGCAATACCGCCAACAGCGAATTGCGGCGCAATGGGAAGAGTGGAAGCAGGCTTCCGCCGCTACGCAGATTTTTGGTGACGCGGTGGACGCAGTAATGAATAGTGCCTCAAGCTCAATTTCTGGCTTATTGATGGGTACGCAATCATTAAAAGATTCGTTGCTTGGCATATCCAATACGATTTTAAACAGCGTGATTCAAAGTATTGTCGAAATGGGGATGGCGCAAGTTAAAAGCATGATCATGGGTGAAGCAGCATCAGCGGCAGTAACCTCATCAAGCATTGCACAAGCGGCGACGATTGCTCAAGCATGGGCGCCGGCAGCGGCTTCAGTATCTTTAGCTACGAATGGCGCAAACGCTGGGCCAGCTCAAGCTGGTATGGCGGCAGTAGCAGCGGCAGCGGTGCAAACGTTAGCAACACCAGGCAGAAAACTAGGTGGCGCAGTATCCGCTAATAAAATGTATCGGGTTGGCGAAAATAACCAGCCGGAACTTTATAAAGCCAGTAATGGTATGCAATATATGATTCCGGGGAGTTCAGGTCGAGTATTTAGCAATAAAGATTCAATGGGCGAAGGTTCCGGAGGCGGTAGCGGTTCTGTTTCGGTTGTGATTAATCAGACTAACCATTTTGGCGACAAAGAAAGTCGAGGGGATGATCAGCAGTTAGCAAAAGGCTTGGCAAAAGCTATTGAGGCGACTGTTAAGCAACAATTGACTGCACAAATGCGTCCGGGTGGAATGTTATCAGGCAGGTAATGAATGGATACTTTTGATTTTCCGGTGCAAGTCGGACGAACGAAGAATTACACACCTAAAATCGTGGAAGTGGATTTTGGTGATGGCTATGTACAACGCAGACCACAAGGCTTAAACAATGTTTTAACTGAATTTGGTGCAACCGTTATTTTGGCGGATGCGGACAAATCAAAGCAGTTATCACAGTTTTTGAAAAGTAAAAAAGGCGTAACACCTTTTTATTTTGTTGAGCCTAAAACAAAAGAAAAGCTAAAAGTGGTGTGTAAAACGTGGAGCAAAGTTGAACATCCAGCTTACGATTTGTTTAATTTAACATTGACGGAAACGCTATGAGTACAATTACGCCAAAATTAAAACTCGAACTCGCCAAACTTGAACAAGCAGCAATCTTAGATTTGTTTGAAGTGGATATGCGAGGGCTAACCGGTGCGGACGGTGCAAAAGGCGAGCTTTACCGCTTTTATGCTGGTACAAATGAGCTAAATCAGCCGATTGTGTGGCAGGGTAACACTTACAATCCGTACGGCATTAAAGCAGATGGATTTGAGATGTCTGGTCAAGGCGCAAGCAACCGTCCGACGTTATCTATTGTGAATTTTGATGGCTTTGTTACCGGATTGTCGAATAATTTCGATCAGTGCCTTGGTGCAAAAGTAACAAGGCGCAAAGTCTATGCCGAATACTTGGATGCAGTCAATTTTGAAGGCGGTAATCCGAAAGCAGATCCGCAACAAGAGCGGTTAGAGTATTTTGTGATTGAGCAATTAAGCCAGCTAACCCGTGATATTGCAACGTTTACGTTGGCGCTGCCGACCGAAACCGACAACGCCGTTATTAATAAGCGCACAATTCTTGTGACTTGCTCGTGGGTGTACCGCTCCTCGGAATGTGGTTATACCGGCGGAGCGGTAGCGGACGAAAAAGACCAACCAACAAGCGATATTAAAAAGGATAAGTGCTCCGGTTGCTTGCGTGGTTGTCAGCTACGCAATAATCAGCGCAATTACGGTGGCTTTATTGCGGTTAATAAATTGGGATAAATTATGATTGCCGAACATATAAAAATAGAAATCCTCGCTCATGCGAAAAAATCAGAACCACAAGAATCTTGCGGTTTTGTCGTTTCCGGGCAAGACGAATTTTTTTACTACCCGTGTGAGAACGTGGCGGACGATCCTGAAAGCTTTTTCGAGATTGCGCCCGAAGCCTATATTCAGGCTGAATCGCTTGGTGAAATTGTGGCAATTGTCCATTCGCACCCCAACGGCGAACCGGTTTTATCCATTGCCGATCGCCAAATGCAAGATTTATCACAGTTGGATTGGTGGCTTGTGTGTAACGGAGAATTGCATATCTTTCCGAAAATTCAACCGCTTATCGGTCGTGAGTTTATCCACGGTACAACGGATTGCTACTCAATTTATAAAGACTTTTATTATCTCGCCGGCTTGGATATGGACGAGTTCAAGCGCCAAGATTATTGGTGGGAGAAAGGTGAAAATCTGTATTTAGAAAACATCGAAGGACAAGGCTTTGAGCGATTGTCAGAAGATGCCGAATTGCAAGTCGGTGATGTCATTTTGATGCAAGTTGGCGCTAGCGTGCCGAATCACGCCGGAATTTATATCGGCAATCAGATGGTATTGCATCATAGTCCAAACCGATTAAGTAAGCGTGACTTATACGACGGATACTGGTTTAAGCACACACATAGCATTTGGAGATACAAACAATGGTCACAGTTAGATTTTACGGCAGCCTTAAACAATTTGGCACGCAGTTTGAGCTAGACTGCCAAGATACTGCTGAAGTGCTTCGAGCTTTGTGTAATCAAATCAAAGGTTTCCGGCAGCATCTTCAGCAAGGCTTTTATAAAGTTCGAATTGGTAAAGAATATTTAGACAATCGATACTTAGATAAAGGCTTGTTTTACAAATTAAAAGACGGCATGACAGTGCATTTTACGCCAGTTTTGACGGGTGCGAAAAAGGCAGGTGTTTTTCAGGCTGTTTTAGGTGTTGTGATGGTCGCCGCTGCCTTTTGGACTGGCGGCGCATCTTTGGCTGCATGGGGGTCGGGCGCCACTATGATGGGAGCCATGGGTGCTGCCATGATTCTTGGCGGCGTTGCTCAAATGCTAACGAAAACTCCCTCGATGTCTGGCGGACTTAATGATAAAGATAAAAAATCATCTACAGCTTTCAGTGGTATTCAAAATATGAGCGCACAAGGTCAAGTCATGCCACTTGCATACGGCAGAATAATGTGTGGATCAATGATTGTATCGCAAGGCGTAGAAACATTCGACGCCGAGACACAAAAAGAAGAAATCGAAAAGAAAAAACGAAAATCTAGATTTAATAAATAAGACCGCTCTTGATGAGCGGTTTTTTTATATCCAAAATAAGGGGTAATTATGGGTGGTAGCTCAGGCGGAAGCTCACATACACCGGTTGAAGCGCCGGAATCAGGTCGTAGTAGTCAGCGAGTAAAAATCGTTGAGGTGATTTCTGAAGGTCAAATTGGCGGATTGGTTAATGGTCTTAAATCTGTATATCTAGACAACACGCCGATTCAGAATTTGGATGACACTTACAATTTTAAAAACGTTGAAGCGGAAGGACGTCTTGGTACGCAAGATCAGGACGTTATGTCTGATTTTGACACAACAGAAAAAGAAGTTTCTGTTGGCGCAGAAGTTAGGAAAACAACACCGCTTACTCGTACCGTGACTGATGCAAATGTCACGAGATTACGCTTAACACTAGGCGTCCAGTCACTCTTTAAGCAAGAGGATAACGGTGACACAAACGGTGCATCGGTAGATTTTAAAATCACGGTTGGCAATGCCACTTATAATTTAAACATCAACGGTAAATACAGTTCGCAATATTTGCGCACAATCTATATTGAGAATTTACCGCAAGTGCCATTTACTGTCCGTGTAGAGCGCCTTAATGCAGATTCGGATAGCCAACGCTTGCAGAATAAAACTGTGTGGGCAAGTTATACAGAAATTATAGACACCGATTTTGCCTATCCAAACACCGCTTACGTCGGCATTAAATTTAACTCCGAGAATTTTAGCAGCATTCCTACTCGAGGATATGAGATTTTCGGGATCGAAGTTAAATTACCGAGTAATTACGATCCTGAAACTCGTAAATATACCGGTTTGTGGGATGGTACGTTTAAGATTGCGTGGACGAATAATCCGGCTTGGGTTTTGCTCGATATTTTAACGAATAAGCGTTACGGATTAGGAGAGCGTTTAGGCGATTTTGGCGTAGATAAGTGGGCATTGTACAGTATTGCGCAGTATTGCGATCAGCTTGTACCGGACGGCTACGGCAACATGGAGCCACGGTTTACGTGTAACATTTGGATGACCGAGCAACGTTCGGCTTATGATGTAATCTCTGATTTATGCTCTATTTTCCGGGGAATCCCAGTATGGAACGGTACGGAAATGACATTCATCATTGACCGTCCAGCCGATCCAGTTTGGACGTACACCAATGCAAACGTGATTAATGGCGAGTTTTCACGCCAGTATTCGGCTAAAAAATCTCGCCACAATGCGATTCAAGTTGAGTATAAAGACAAAGACAACGCTTATCAGTCGGCGATCGAGTACGTTTCGGATAACGACTTAATTCGGAAAAACGGCTTTAACCTCCTGAAAGTTACCGCTTTTGGCTGTACTAGTCGTGGTCAAGCACACCGTACCGGTCGATGGATTTTAGAAACAGAAAAGCTCGAAACTGAAACCGTGACATTTAGTGTCGGTTCGGAAGGTTTGATGCACATCCCTGGCGATATTATCCGAGTAACGGACAACCATTTCGCCGGCACAAATCTTGGCGGACGAGTGTTATCAGTAAGTGACAAGGTAGTAACGGTCGATCGTGAAATTACGCTACCGGCAAATAGCTATTTTAGTTATATCAACGCCGAAGCGAAGCACGCCTCAATCAAAATTACCAAAATTAACGGTACGAAGCTTACGCTTGAAGCTGCTCCGGCTGGCTTAAAAGAATATGACGTGTACTCGATTTCAAGCCAGAAAGTAACATCTCGCTTATATCGTTGTATGACGATCACTGAGGATGACGGCAAGTACACAATCACCGCATTGCAACACGAACCGCAGAAAGAAGCGATTGTTGATAACGGCGCATCATTTGAACCAGTATCAACTAGTTTGTTAAGTGGTGGATTGCAAAAAGTAAGCAATGCTGACGTGTCACTCTCTGAAAACGGCGTAGAAATTACATTTGATTATGCGGCTAACACAACAACGGCAGTCAAGTATCAAGTTAAGTTATATCGCAACGGCGAACTATATCGACAGTTAGTTGATGTGACCGATACTAAGCTTACGTTTTCAAACTTGCCGGACGGCTCTTACACGGTTGAAATTCGTGCCAAGAACGAGCGAGGACAACTATCCGATCCGATTACTCGTACGTTTGAGATTAATTTAAGAATCCCTCGTTTTGTCACCAAATCGTTATTATTTGCGATTGAATTAGATTGGGATTTACCGAAAACGGCAACGGTCGGTAATTATACTGAATTGTGGCGAGCGTCGGAAAATGACGTGTCAAAAGCGGTTAAAGTTGCAACTTTGCCGTATCCGCAAAATAATTACACAATCAACGGCGTGAGCCTGAATGAAAGTTACTACTTTTTCGCTCGTTGTGGTGACAAAGTGGGCAACAAAGGCGAATTTACCGATGGCGTATTTGGTGAGGCTGATCATAATACGGAAAATCTTGTTAATGCGCTTGAGGGTAAAATCACTCAGTCGCACTTAGGTAAATCGCTGATTGAATCGCTCAAAGCAGATATTGACGAAGCGGTAGGCGGAGAAAGCAAGGAAAGACAAGGAGCAGTAGCAAATGCGTTAGCTCAAATCTTGGCGGAAACTCAAGCAAGAGTAAAAGCATTACAGGACGAAGCGAAAGCACGTACTGCTGCGATTACGGCGGAAACCAACAATCGCACTAAAGCAATCCAAGCTGAAAGCGCAAATCTAACGAAAAAAATCCAAGATGAAGCAAATGCTCGTGGTACTGCGGTAACTCAGTTACAACAAACTGACGCACAACAAGCACAGCTTATCACTGCAGTAACGGCAAAAGCAGATCAAGCGATTACCGGTTTACAAGAGGAAAAGACCGCTCGTGCTAACGCTGATAAAGCGGAAGCACAAGCAAGAAATGCTCTCACAAGCCGTGTTGCGAGTGCAGAGAGTGGAATCGCAGAGGTTCGCCAAAGCATTGCGACCGCTAACAATAGCATTGCGGAGGTTAGTCAGAATCTTAATTCTAAGCTCGATGGTTTAAGCGTTGGTGGTCGTAATTATTTACTCAAATCTGCTGATGATTTGGTTGTTAATGCTCCAGCAAACCGTTACAAAGCTTATCACTCATTACTATCAGAGTTAGTATCGCCAGCAGTTTTTAGTGCGCAAGTTAAAGACTTGCTCGGCAACAATGGTAATAAAGTGACTGTTGCCTTATTTGATAAGAGCAATATCAATGGCACACTTGAACAACGACAAGATGTACCAATTGTTGATGGTAAGGTGTTAGTAAAATTCGCACCACCCTCATCACCAAGTAAAACATCTATTGCTGTATACGCAAATAGTGGCTCTTGGAATGGATCTGCAACTGGTGCCGCAACGTATTACAATGCCAAACTTGAGCTTGGCACAGTAGCCACCGACTGGACACCTGCACCGGAGGATGCTGATAGTGCTATTAGTGCGGTATCGGCAGACTTGACGAGTTACAAGCAAACACAAGCCACGAAAGAGCAAGCAGCCGCTCAGCAGATTGGCGGGCTGAATACTCGCTTAGCGAACGCCGAAGGCGGAATATCTCGAGTTGAAAAAGCAGTATCCGACAATCAGTCATCGACTGCTACGCAATTAAATCAGCTCAGTGCGAATTTAACAAAAGCGCAGACTGATCTAAATGCAAAAATCACACAAGAGCAGACCGCTCGAGCGGAAGCTGACAAATCAAACGCAGACCAAATCACATCAGTGACAAGCCGTGTTGCAAGTGCCGAATCAAGCATTAGCAACATTCAGTCCACGAAAGCGAGCAAAACTGAAGTCGCTAGTTTAGCTCAACAGTCTTTACAAGCAGTTTGGCAATCGGATGCGCAGGCTAAAGTGGATGCGCTAAAAGTAGGCGGTCGTAACTTAATTAAAAATAGCAACGTAAGGTACGAAAGCAATAGATATAGCACAAGATACGAGCTATCAACAGCGCCACAAGTTGGTGATGATTTTGTAGTAACGCTATGGGGTGATTTGGGCGAAACCCGGTCGGGGATTGGTGTTTATAACTCTCAAGGATTTAGCGAATTAACAAAACTCGTCAAAATTCGAGAGGGTGTTTATCAAGGCAAGGCAGTATGGCGAAAACCAATGCGAGGCAGCTTGGAAGTCACTCCGAATGATACGCACTTGAATGTGTACTTTTATCCAAATGGCGACACATCAACTAATATCATCGAGCGGATCAAACTTGAACTTGGCACGGTCGCAACTGACTGGACGCCAGCTCCGGAGGATGCAGATAGTGCTATTAACTCCATCTCATCAAAAGTTGATAGTGTCCAGCAAACGCTAACAACGGCGAATCAAGCACTAGGCTCACGTATTGATACTGTCACAGCATCGGTTAATGATGCTAAATCGCAAGTATCACAAGTGAGTAAAGCGGTATCGGATGTCAGCGGTAAGTTATCTGCTACGCATACGCTAAAAACGCAAGTGATTAATGGTGGTAGAATGGCTATCGCCGGTATTGCTTTGGGGGCTGAGTCGGATGGCGTAACAACAGAATCATCGGTCATTGTTATGGCCGATAAATTCGGCATTGTTGCTAATGCGAATGATGGTAAAGTTAAGCCAGTGTTTAGCGTTGCCGATGGTCAAGTTGGGATTCGTGGAGATTTATTTGTTGCAGGTAGCGTAACACATGACAAGTTAAGCAGCGGAAGCGGTGCTAATTTGTTACAAAATCCTATTTTTTCAAATGATGCTCACTCTTGGTATGATAATAAAGGTAACGGATCTCTTGAACCATTGGTTACAAAACTCACAAGACGCACAAGTCAATCATTTGCTGGATTAGTTAGTTCTGGCGCTGTCCTCATCTCCGAAGTAACAGCGAATCAATCTGTTAGTAGCTGGTGGCAAGTTGCAGCGCAGAAAGTGAGTGTGATACCCGGTCAGCGTTATTGCTTTTCAGCTTATGTTGATGCGTGGTCTTGCACTGGCGAGCTTATGATTCAGGAGTGGGACGCAACTGATAACTGGGTTAAAGATTTTGCCTATTCTGGCAAATTTGGACGTAACATATCAGGTTATTCGCAGTCTGGCGCAATGGAAGAAAAAACAGGCAATATCGATTCTCGAACTCGCAAATCAGTGTTTTTTACGGCGCCGCAATCCGGCATTGTTGCACTTGTTGTAAGAATGGCTGATATTCAGCGCTCTAGCACAATCAAGGTTGCCAACGCAATGCTTGAAGAGTGTAGCACTAGCAGTACCGAGCCTAGCCCTTGGTCAAATGCCGGAGCTGGTCCAGTCCACGGAGGTAGTATTATCGCAAATACGATTCGTGGTGATCATATTATGGCGAATCAGCGAATCACAGCTCCAATGATTGAGGGAGGGAGTTTAAATATCAGTAATCGTTTTAAAGTGTCAAATTCGGGACAAGTCGAAATGCGTTCAAACTCAGGAAATGTTGGTATGGTAATGAATAATGATGCCATTATTGTTTACGATGAATGGGGTAAACCAAGAGTAAAAATAGGAAAGCTATCATGATGAACATTATTTTATTATTGATATTTACAGCAGCCTTGGGGCTGCTTTTTCTTTTACGTTTATACAATAAAAGAAAAAAAATATATCAGGAAGGGGGAGATGTGCAAGGCATTCAAACATTTGATAACGTCGGGAATATAACATTTAATACAGATGAAAAATTGTTTAAATATATTGGTACACGATATATCAAATATGGAAAGTTTTCTTTTACTGTTACTGAAAGATATGAGGGAAATCTTTTCTTTATTGTAACAATTTTAAGTTCAACATATCGTAAGCAGCCTACTGCTTATCGCACTAATATTCCTAACTTAATTCATTTACAGCATGTTTCCGTGAGTGGGGCTACGATTTCTGGAGAAGTCGTTTGTTTATTTCCGTGGAATTTACCAGCGGATGATTCAGATTACATTCAAATAACCTACGGAGCTTATTAATATGAGTTATGGATTATCAACTTTTATGATTAATGAGAATTTTAAAAGCCTATCATTGCAACGAAAAGGAAGAGCTAATTTCTCAAATAAGATAACTCAGATAAATGTAGCACAGAATGAAATTGCGGTGATTCAGCTTTCTGATGGGCAAGTCTGTTTACTCTCTCAAGAAAACGGAATAGCGACCATCGCTACCGAAACTGCTTCTTTTGTTGATTTTCTTATTTTTAGCACGAATGTACCCAAAAGTGGTGGTTATGGTATTGAAGTATATAACACTCGTGGTGATGTTGTATTTTCTTCAAATCATAAATTTTTAAGACCGATCAGTAGTGTAGATTTAAATGTATCAAAGGGGGTGTTTCAATTTGTAGGGGAGAATAATAAACAATATGGTGTAGTACTATCTAATTTCGGATTTAATTTCGCTATTAACTATAACAATGGTTATTCTGATTCACGATCAGTAAGAGTAAGTGGTAATACGATTGAATTTGGATTTTGTAAGTATTATTACTCAGGTTTATATAAAACAGGGATGACTTACAACTCGCATGCAATGTTCTTTAACGCATTAGTAGTTGATGTAACGGGTTATTAATTTTAAAGAGGACAAAATTATGAAATTTATCGAAAAACAAATCGAAGAACAACGCACAGGTGCGTTAGCAAATCATCACGTAGTAACCGGTTTACAAGTTGACTATGTCAATGGCAGTACATTTGTGACAATCGGCTCTTATGTATCGAAAGAGAAAAAAGACGAAGGGAAAGAACATCTCTCCGTTAATACCTTTACTATTCAAGCCGTGCCGGCATGGGATCAAATCCCGTATCAATGGGCGTTGAGCGAATTAATCAAAGCGCAACCGGACGACTTTGTACCTGAAACATACGCCGGCTATGTAAATCCTTATATGTTTGCCGGTGGCAAAGTAAAAGACGATCCGGAAGCTAAATAATGCCCAAAAAGAAATACTATTGCACGGGGCTGAAAAATGCCCCTGAAAATATCAACTCGTGCTGTCATCAACACGATCGTGATTATGGCGTAAACGGAAAAGTCAGTAGAGCGGAAGCAGATAAGCGGTTAAGGGATTGTTTGATTGCGCAAAATAGACCTGTTTTTGCCTGGTGTGCGTGGTTGGCGGTAAGATGTTTTGGATGGTATTTTTGGAAGGAGAAAAAAGGAAAATAG